TGTAATACTAACTGTTAAACCCGATATATCTGCAAAAGTTCCAGAACTAATGCTTGCAGCATCATTTTTAAAGGTTTGTTTTACTTGAAGAATTTTACCAGCAGTTGCAGTTGTAGCTATTGTTCCATCTGCATCACCTGGTAATTTTAAAGTGCGATCAGATGCGGGATTACTATCTGGTGCGGAAAGAATAACACCGTTACCACCGCTATGTAATAACTTAATTTGACTCATGCTGCTACCTCCGTAAGTATAAGTGAGGAAGGAGTAGAAGCCCTAGTAGCACCATTAGTTCCTTGTTTATCTCTATTTAGCCAAACATGATTACTTGTATATCCTGTTTGCCATTGAATCTTATATGTATGTGTTCCTGCCCCGCTAGGTGTATCTAAAAATTCGAGTTGACTGTGCTCCATATTATAAGATGAGGCAGATCCAAATCCACCAAAACTAGACCTAGTTCTACTGCCATTAGTATCTCCTAAATAAGGATAAACAGTAGAACCATCAGCATCAATTCTTACTAATCTAAACATGGCACTATAGCCACCATCTGTACTCCAAGTACAATCAAAACCAATTCTAACTTTACTACTAGCAGATATAGTAATTGCTTGTGATAATCCAGAAATATCTGTAAAAGTTGTAGTATTTATTAAAGAAGCCGTATCAGTTTTTAATTTTTGCACAACTTGAAGCACTTTTCCTGTAGTTACACCTGTCAAGCTTGAAGCTGATATATTTCCAGTTGATCCGTTTAATACTATTGGCATAATTTTACCTCCTAAACAATAACATAGCGTGAACCTGATGGAATGGTAACTGTTGCTCCACTTGCTACTGTAACTGGCCCTGCCGAAATACCTGATTTATTAGTTGACATAGTGTAATTATTAGAAATAGTTTGCGAATTTTCTGTTATACAACCATCAGCCACTTGAGAGCTAACATCTCCAAATTCAAGTTGACCTATTGCTGTAGAACCAGAACCAGAAATACTTTTAACAACTAATGCTTTATCTACAGCTATTTGATTGTCAGGAAGAATTACTGTATATGATTGACCCGCACTATGAGCAGGGGATTTAAGTTTTACTCCATGACTCTGTGCCGAACAATTTAATTGAAGTGTGCCATCATTACCACCTGCACCTCTTATTTCAAAAACCCCTGTTCCATTTGGCTCAACTTTTAAATTTCCATTACTTGTTGATGTAGTTATTTTGCTTGATTGACAATCCAAGTCTCCTCCAAGTTGAGGAGAACTGTCATCAACTAAATCTGTATTTATTCCTGTTAAGTTTGCTCCATTTACAGCAGGGAGAGTCGATGGAAATCTTGCATCAGGAATAGTACCAGAAGATAAGTTTGAAGCATTAGTTGTATCAGTCGTTGCTGAAGAAGCTAGTCCTGATATTTTAGTTGCTGATATTGCTGCACTAGAATTAATATCAGCATTGAGAATAGTACCATCTGTTATACCGTTTGAAGTGACTTTTGTTAAACTCATTATGCTCCTATCTCCATAACTGTGAATTGGTTAGCACCACCATAAGCACTAACTGACCCTGTACTATCTCTTCCTATGTAACCAGTTCCTCCGTTAATCATCCATTGTAATTTATAAACAATACTTGTACTTCCGTTACCTCCAGGTGATGTGTCTACAAATTGAAAACCCATGTTATAAACCTGATTAGTTGTATCAGAAGCACCTATATAACTAACCATAGTTGGTCGCTTACCTCTCCAATCTGTTGAATCTGAAATTCCAAGGTAAGTTGTTGTTCCGCTTTTTACTCTTGCAATTCTAAATTTTAAACCTGATGTATCATCCTTACCCATTTGAGCAAAGAAAGATATAAATACTTTGCTATTTGTTTGAGGAGTAAGAGTAACAGTAAAGTTAGTTGTATCTGCAAAATCTCTTGCTGTTGTAGAAAGAGTTCCTGTGGTTTGATATTGTTGAAAATCTAAAAGTTTCCCTAAAGAACCTCCACTAGCAATACTTGTACTATCACCAAAAAATATAGTCATTATGATACCTCCGTTAAATTAAATTTATACTTCTTACCATTGCGTTTATTAATCAAGAATAGCGAATCCAAACCTTCCTGTATAGTATAACTTCCCCATGTACCGTCAATGTCATTAGCACCACCCTCGTTAGATAAGTTAAGGTCATTCGTGTAAATGTTTCTCCATCTAAGACTTGTTGTACCCAAGTCATAAGTGTTATTAGCTGCTGGGTTAAAACTTGTACTTGTAAGGAAAGCCCTTGAATTATTAGCTGTTTGTAAAACTAAGTCACCATTACCACTATTTATGATGTTGTTTGTACCATCATGAGTGAGTATAAAATCATGCCCAGCTCCAATTCTAAGTGATTTGTTGTCTCCAAGATAAATATTATCTGTTGCGGTAATTGCTCCAGTCACCGTCACACCTATGCTTGTAGTCTGGAAACGCCTTGTGCTATCAAAATATAGTTCTACACTAGAATTTTCAAAAAATCTTGCTAAAAATTCAGTTGATGTAGAATCTATAAAATCAATTTGATTGCTTTTAAGAACTAAAGCTCCTGTACCTACATCTGCAATTAAACTATTATTTGAATCATGTGAAATTTGCAAATCCGAACCCGATCCAAAGACAGCCTTATCATTATCAGCAAAATTAATATCATTACCGTTACTTTGCAAATCACCTCCTAGCTGAGGTGATGTGTCACCAACTAAGTCTGTAGTAACTTCAGCCCATGTTAAACCACCTGCATTACCACTTTGAGCAGATAAAAAATATCCATTAGTAGGAGAATTTGAAACTTTTAAATTTGCTTCATCCACAACATTGTCAGCAATCGTGAGTGCAGTTGCTCCTGTCACTTCACCTGTATGTGTTGCATTGGTAACCTTTGCCGTATTTGCAGCTATCTCAGCATTTATTGAGTTTGCTAATTTCGCAGCCGTTACAGCATCATCAATGATTTTATCTGTAGAAACTGTTCCATCACTAGGTGCTCCAATCCCACCTGCTTCTTGAAAAATAATAAAATCAGGAGCAGCAGGTAAATTAGTTGCTGTTTTTAATCTATTACCATCAACAATAAAACCTGTAATACCGCTTGTAGATGTTCCTGAGTTTGGTTGTTGAATAACTCCTGATACACTTACTAATAACTGATTTGCAGCACCTACGGTTTGTGCTGTTGTAGTTCCCGCTAAAACAAGAGTAAAATCATTACCTGGATAACTTGCCGATCCATTATTTGAGGAATTTCTTAATTCAAGATATTTAAAGTTTGGTGCGGTTGTACCTCCAATTTCTTTTACTGTTCCACTATCATTTACAAATAATTTTTTTGCAGAAGTATCTATCCCAACTTCACCATTAGATAAATCACTTGTGGTTGGTGTGCTAGTGCCTCGTTTAAGTTTAATTGTGTTAGCCATTGACCGACCCTCCTAATGGTTAATTTTAGTATGTTCCTCCGTCTATATCAAAACCAGAAACAGATCCATTTTCAAAATATGTAACTAAATCAGATAAAGCAACTTGTTTCATAGTGCCATTATCATTAACAACAATACGATCAGCCGAAGCAAGTGTTGTTGAAGTAGCAGATGTATCTCCATCAATAATATTTAACTCAGCAGTTGTAAGAGTTGCACCGTCTAAAATTGCTACCTCAGTTGCAGTTAACAATGCTAAAGCAGAGGCAGCTCCAGATTGACAACTAGATAAAGCATCTAAATCTGCGTCATAAGCCTGTACATTAGTTCCTATGACCAACCCTAAAGCTGTTCTTGCTCCTGACGCTGAAGTTGCACCTGTACCTCCATCACCTAAAGCAAGAGTTCCTGTAATAGAACTTGCAGCTAGATCTATAGCAAGTTCTGTTGACTCAATAACAAGTCCTCCATTTGCTTTAATATCAACACTTAATTCATTTCCAGATTTATCTAATCCATCTCCTGCCGTAATATTTCCCGCACCACTAAATTGAGCAAAAGTTAAATTATTAGTACCTACAACAGCAGATCCTTTATTACTGGTGCAAACGAACCCATTATCACCATTAACAGTCCCTTGTTCTACAAATGTAAACATTCCCGCTGCGTCAGCACCAGTAGCAAGGTCACTTGCTCTGGATGGAGAAGATCCAACTATGTATATTCCATTCTCTGACGCTGTACTTTGATTTTTTACTAAGACTCGATCATTATTTGATAAAGTAACACCATCTAAAGTATCACCATTATTAAGTGCTGTAGAGATTGTTATATTTGCAGTCGTAGAAGCAACAACAGAATCTTTCACATCAAGTCCTTGTGCTGTAGCTTCAACAAAACCACGAGTTGCTGCATCTTGTGTATTTACAGGATCAGCTAAATTAGTGATTGTTTGTGAATTAAGACTAACACTAGCTGTTGGAGCAGCCATTTCATTTAATTTGTTAACTCTTACACCTGTATCAAAGTCAGATATTTTTGTATGAGCTAGAGAAGGAATATCCGCTTCTACTAAGGCTCTAAATGTAGGAGCTGCGTCACTTCCAGATGTAGGCCCACCAATAAATTTATTAGCATTTTGTACTGTTGATTTATCAAAAAAGCTTCCTGTCCCACCAATAGCTTCGATTGTCGTAGCAGAACCCCCTGCTCCTCCAGTTCCTACTCCAATGAATAGTTTTTTACTGCCTTCAGCAAAAGCTAACTCAGCATTTGCAAGGCTTGTTGGTGCTGAAGATCCTGTAGATCTTTTTATGCGTACTGTGTTAGCCATGTTCTAAAAATTACCTCCATCGACAAGGGTTAGTTTGGTTGTTGAGCTATCTGCTTTAAATGTATCAGATGCAGCGTGGTAGTACAGCAAGGCATCATTTACTTTGCCAGAAGTGTCAAAGTTAAGGCCACTAATTGAACCACTTGGGCCTTGTGGCCCTTGAGTTGCAATCGTGACTACAGTTGGATCACCTTCAGTAACATTTACTGTATTTTTAGTTGTTGTAATGTTTACAGATGTCATGGTTTTGTATAACCCTCTGACATAGTTATAACACCTTCAAGGTAGTATTCTCTTTTGTTATTACTATCTTCAAGTAAAACATCATACGCAAGTTTTTCTGTTTGAAAAGTTTCTGTCTGTGTATCTGTTAAAGAAATATCAACAGTTCCAGTTGTTCTATTTGTATATGCAACAGAAAAATCTGCAAATTTTATTTTTCTATTTAAATCCCAACATTGAGAATATACAGTAAAACCTCCTAAATTTATAGCAGTTCCAGTTGAATCTTTAAATTGAAGACGCAAAGAAAAATCTGCTCTTCTTTGCATTATAAAATTGTAAGTACCAGGCTGAATAGACATAGCTAAGTTTTTATTATGTACATCATTGCTATATTACGAGGTCGAGTCTCATTACTGTTGCTTGTAGATCCTGTATTATCAGTATTACCAACAACTGTATGATCATGTGAGGCATCAAAACTTACAGAACCAGAAGTTGCAGAACCACTTGCTTGTGCATCAACAGAAGATTGACCTCCTATTTTTGTAAATACACCACTTGCTTGACCATTTGATTGAAAACCTTTAGAAATCATTCTTAATGCACCAGTAAGTGTTTTATTGCTAGTTGTCAAATCAACTGCGTGTAAGTGTTGTCCAAAGCTACCTGTTTGTGAAGTACCAATTTGCCTACCGCTATCAGTTCCTTTTCCATTATCAAAACCTCTTATAAACTCTCCTCTTAAATCAGGTAATTGAAATGTTGTTGATCCATTACCCGCACCATATTGAACTCCAATAGCTGTAAATAGAGCTGCATAAGTAGTTCTATTTACTATTTGACCATTACATTCAAGATAACCGCTAGGAACTGTTGATATAGCCATACAAAAAACAGCACCAGTTGGTACACCTTGTATTACAGAAAATGAGAGGACACCGCTTCCATCTGTAGATAAAACTTCCCCTGCATTCCCATCGGTGGCAGGTAAAGTAAGCGTTACATTACCTCCTAAAGAACTTGGGGATTTTAATGCAACAAAAGGAGCACCACTTGAATCTTGAAATCTTAAAGGCAGTCCATCAGTTATATCTAATCCAGAATCACTAACTGAAAATCTTTGTGTGCCAGCAGTTGCAAAACCAAGTGAGTTTGCACCTGATCTAAACATTCCTGTGTCAGAGTCTTGATCAAAACTATATGCGGGGCTAGCTGCTCCAGAAGCATCATCACCTAAGATTGCACCTGTCATTGTGCCACCACTTTTAGGAAGTAATCCTAAGTTTGCTTCATCTAAATTACCAACTTCAAAAAAAGTTGCACTAGTGGCTGCAGAAGCACCACTTGTTGATCTTATGAGTAATTTTTTAGGTGTAGTTGAACTATCTGCTACAAATTCTGCAGGCTGTATTTCACCCGCAGAAGATTTCGCTCCAAAATTATTTGATGCAACTGCTCCAATAGTATTTTGAATATCTAGTCTTACAACTTGACCAGAAGCATTATCTATATTTTTATTGCCGACCTGTGCCATTTAAAAAATAATTTCCCTCATTCTACCCTCCTTTGCCGTAACCGACAGCTTGAAAAGTAAATTGTTTGTTTATGAAATTTGTTCCATTTTTAACTTTAATATTAAATCCTGTTCCTGAGACATTAGATAGCTCAAAATAATCTCCACTTGAAGCCCCAATAATAGTAATACCTACAGAAGGTAAGAAAGCATTTGCACCTCCTAAACTTGATGTACCCACAAAAAATGGACTTCCAAATGTAACGTCTAAACCAGAACTTGAAGTTCCAGAAGATAAAGGTGCTGTGGTTGTAGTTCCACCGCTTACATAACTTCTTTCTGTTCTTGACTCAAAAGCAGCAAAGATTCCAAGCTGTTGAATAGAAATATTATGAGCAATACTATCTGATTTTATATTTGTTCTGAATTGAAAACCTCTTCCTTTATATGTACCATTTGCAAAAGTATTAAATTGTGTATAAGTAGGAGATCCAGAAGAAGGGTTATCTTGTGTTGTTCTGACACTAATTGAAGCACTCACATCATTTATAGCAGGGCCATCAAAATTTCCATTTTGAGCATAATCATCCCAAAAAGTACCAGAAGGTATTAAGGCATCTATAGTGTTTGCAAAACCAACTGTAAAACCAATACTTTGAATAAGTCTTTTTAAATTCAAAGAAAAAACACCACCTAAATCTATTGTGTTTGCGAAATCATAAGTCGCTGTAAGATTGCTTGAGGGATCAGTCAGTTGTAACGCTCCAGATGCTACTGTGCAATTTGTTTTTGTACCTCCGAAAGGTGTTGAGTCTGTATCTTCCCTATCAGCTAATATTTGTTGACTATCAATTAAATCAGGTAAATCTAATATTACAGAGGTTTCTCCAGTACTGAAGTTACCTTGGTCATCCCTAAATTTAAGAATATACTCACCATCAAGGCTTGGAACTACTGCTTCTGTAGTATTTCCCGCAAGTGCTTCTATCAAATCAACAGAATTTTGGAATGTTCCAGTTCCATCTGTTTTATTTGAATGTCTTACATATACTTTTCCTCCATGAATAACATCAGCATCAGTAGATTCCGACCATCTAAGCCTTACAATTTTATTTGTAACAGGTTCAAGCGTTAAATTTTGAACATTTTCTGGAGGAGCGGTTTTACCAACAGCATTAAAAGAAATATCAGTAGAAGTTGTTGATAATTCTAAAGCTGCATTAAATGAATATACTTTTATTTCATAAGTGCCTGCTGTTGTATCAAGAACCTCAAAATCAGTTCTTAATACAGTTTGTGATACCCAATTTGAATTATTAAATCTATATTGAACTAAATACTGACTAACTCCTGTAACAGAAGTCCAAGATATAAGTAATTTTGTTCTAGCAACTGCATTGATAACTACAGTTAATTCATTAGCTGAAACATTACTAGGAGGATCTCTTAAAACATTTAAAAGAGATATATTTCTTGTTGGAAGAGATATACCTTGTTCAATATTTGCATATTTACCTGCAATATATGTAAGCCCTGATATGACATAACTAATACCTTCTTGTTCTTCTACAGATATAACCCTAAAAGTTTGTGGCTCTAAATTTGAACTTTCTAAAAGCCATAAACTATTTGAATTTGGAACTTGGCTTAAAGCAGAATCTAGTGTTATTACGTTTCCGACAAGACCGATAACAGTTTTTGTTTGAATAGAGCCATCAGGAAGTATTACAGTACATTTTTTATTAGAACCTGTAAAGGTATCTAAGTCATCATTTGAATCAATAGTTATTTGAGTAGTTGTAGCTGAATTAATTCTTCCAGATCTTCTTTCTGCTGATTTTACTGGATCATTTATTAATATTACTTGGCCTGGTCTTACTATCGCCCCCGCATCCATTGAAACTTTAAATGTAATAATTTCAGACTCTTGTTGCTCGCTGAAAAGTATTGCTTTCCCTAATCTTTGAGCTTGCCCTCTTGATGTTATTCCAAAACCTCGTACATCTTTTTTAATTATTCCTAACTTACTCTGAGCAGACGTATCTTCTACGACCTCATAATCTATCTCTCTACTATCCATATCAAAATAAGAGACACTTATTACTGTATTTCTTTGTTTTAAACTACTTCCAGAATATGAAAAACCTCCTTCTTGCACATTAGCTAAACTAAATAAATAAGTTGGATCTGTTGGTCTATCTTGTGCAAGACTTATTTTACCCGCAGACCATATTGGATAAGCTCTCATAATCCCCGCAATATCATTAATAATATTGAAAGCTTCTTTTGATCCTTGAATATTTACATTGCAACTAAATCTCGCTTCTTGTCCTCCTTGCCCATCGCTAACTAATTCATTTGAATATTTACTGGCCTCTATAAAAGAAAATAAATCTATATCATTATCAGAAATATGTGTTCCTAATCCATACCTTTCCGTAGTTAATAAATCTAAAAGTGCCATCGAAGGACATGAGTTCCATACAGCAGCACCCATAGTTCCATTAAAGATATAACCAGTAGGATATATTATCCTACCTGTTTGTAAATCTACACTTGGTGTTCCTGAGTTTGAAGCCCCTGCACCTGGTATTCTTGTCTTGATACCACGAATACGAAAAGCTCTACTTGGTATAGAACTAAATTGTTCAGAATCAAGCCTAAGATTCATATATGCACTATTAGGATAATCTTGTTTATCATCAATTATTTCTGTTAATACAGTCCAATTAAAAGCATCAACTAATAGCCCACCAGGAGTTGCATCTGCTGTGAGTCTTACAACTTTTACATCAATAGGAAATGCACCTGTAAAATCAACCCTATAATCTTTTTGATATGGATCTGCTGTTCGACCTTTAACTGTATCTGATAAAACATCTGTAAAGCCACCTCCATTATATTGAACTTGTATTTTTAAAGAAACAGAACTACCTAATATATCTCCTTCATCTGTTGATCTTTGAATAGCGGGGAAAGTTACAGTAATTCTTGCTGCGTCTACTTGAGTGTTAGTTATTTGTCTTGTTACACCACCCCCAGAAGCAGTTACCTCTGCTCCAACACTTGTTGAACTCTGACTACCAACAATTCCAGGTATATGATTTTGACTCGCTGTTCCAAATCTAGGAGTAAGCTCAACATTTTGAAAATTGAAATCTGCATTGTCTGGATTTGTATTATTTGCTGATGAACTTAAAATTGGAGTATTAGATAAAATAATATCTTTAAGAGAAGCTGTATTATAAACCTCTGTACCTCTACTTAACGATGCTTTAGAAGGAGTTGCAAAACCTTCTATTTCTCCTTCTGATAATAAATCTTGTATTGTCGCAAATTGCCTACTGTTTAATGTATCAGGTTCTCTTGTTGGTTTTCTGTTTCTATTATTACCTCCAAAGAGTCCACCAGAACCAATAATTTTTTTAGTCATGCGTGTACCTGATCTGTATCAGTTCCTGCTGAAATAACCACAGAACCAGTTATACATTCTCCATATACTATAGGGATGCTAGTTCCAGCCCTACTAGTATTTTGCACCCCAGAAAAACTAAATGATATTCGTGGGTCTTGATCGTTTTCAAAATCTTCTGGTTTCTCTTGTGGAAACAATAAATTGCTTACACCCATAAGTAGTAACCCAACTCCAATATTTCCTAAGTGTGCAGCAAGAGGACTAGCTAAAGCTCCTCCAGTAGGGGCGAATGATAAACCAACTACACCCGCACCACCAGAAGCTATAGCAATTCCAACAAGTGCTGCTCCTAAAATTATTCCTCCTGTTTCTTCTCCTCCTGACCCAACAATTATAGGAACAATACTTATTTCAGATTTTCCTGTAGGATCATGGATTTGTTCTTTTGTTATTGATGTATTATTTACTAAAACTTTATAGTACTTATCAGACAAATACGCTTCAACTTTAGGAAAATTACAAATAAGAAACCTAATAACATCTGCACTTGAGTTTACAACTGCTTCTAATTCTTTATAACCAATAAAGTCAGCTAAATCTCCATATAATTTAATTTTAGTGAGCATAACGTAACCTCTTACCAGTACATTTTAACAACCATTCAGAGTAAGGCTCTTTACAAGATAGTCTATCTGCTAAATGATGTAAAACCATCCCATCTATAAAAATAGCTACATGATTTAAACCAGGAGAACCAATAGACATAAACAAAAGATTACCATTTTCTAAAGGCTCATCAAACCTTAATTCTCTAAAACCTGTTCTCCATGCACATTGCTCGAATAAAGGATTTAATAAAAATTCTTCTGGTGTTGTAGGTCTATCCCAATCTCTAAGATGAATATTTTTCTCTTGCTTATACCAATCTCTTACTAAAGACCAACAATCAGTTACACCCCAAACCCAAGGCCTACCACATAACTCTGGAACATAACCTTCTGGAATACATTCTGCCCATTCTTCTGTTTTTGGATTAACAATATACCAAGGAAGTTTACTATGCTCACAACTAATACGATCTGCTTGACTAGGTGTTGGTGGTGTAACAGGGTGACTATGAACTACTCCAATTATTTCACCTATAGAATCTGCTTTTACATAATCTTCTGGATCTAAAATGAAACATTGTTGATTTGTCATAGAAAGATTGTGACAAGCAAAATACTTTCTTTTACCTTTTACATTTAATAGAAGCCCACAAGATTCTTCTGGATCTTGTTCTTTTGCATGAACCAATGCTTTGTCTTTCCAATTCATTAGTTGAACGTGCCTATTGAGGGGAATATAGAGCGAGTGCATTGTCTCTTAGGCACACGCACCCCCGCTAAATCCCAAACTTGTGCGAGTTCTAATTCTACAATGTCTCTAGTTTCTGTTGATTTTCTATCAACTACATAAATTTCTCTTTTAAATTCAGCAGTTGGATCAGCAGTTGGATTTGAATTGCCAGAAAAATTTACAGCATCTAAAAATTTTGCCATTGTTCTTATACGAGTTACTGTAGATCCTGTTAAGTCGTTACCAGCTGTAGTTTGATTAACTGTTAATAATATCGCAGACATTGTTCCTAACGCATTACTTATAGTAAGTTTTGGTCTTGGTAACTGTCCTCTTTTAAAAGCAAATCCTTCTGCCTGTACTGGAAAACGAAGATAAGCATTGCCTGCCCAAACTATTTGACCATTAGCATTTAAGTTACTTCCAGCATGAAATCTATAAATCGTTGATGCTCCATGAAGACTTGTTGAAAGTTGTAATGTAAATAATTCAATAATTGCAGATGGATTACTTTTTTGAATCTCATCAAATACTTTCGTTGTACTCATGGTTCAAATACTTGTCGAAAAGTAACATTTACTGTTGCCCTATTTGGTCGATCTATTTTTTTTGCCCACTCATCACAAACATATTTTCCAATAACATCATTAGGTGGTGTAAAGTCAAAACTTGCACCATCTAAAGCACGAGAATCAAGAAATGATTCAAGAGTATCACTTTCTGCCTCAGTTATATTTTTAAAACTTAAAGAATATACTTTTGGATTTTGATGATTTGCTAACCCAAAAACTATGCGATGTTCATAGCCATCTTGAAATTTTACAATTCTTTTTTTTGGTTTAGATTTCTTTGATACCCCAAAACTAGGTTGTAAATTGACTGTTGTATTAAAATTTGCCATTTAAGCTAAAAGTCCTCCTGGTCTTTTTTGGTTAACAAGTTCTGCTTGTATAGCAGCGCCTAAAACCTTTCCAAGTTCTGTTGATATTTGTTCATCGCCCTCTGCTGAAGATCCAGAAGCATCAACATTTACAGTTACATTACCAACTCCACCAGATGTTTCTACCCCAAGTCTTCCATCTTTACCTCTACGCAAAGGCATAATAGCTTCAACCCCAGCTTCACCTGCTAACGCTGCTCCATTTGCTAGAGGAAATAAGGTCGGACTCTCAATTAAACCGCCTTTAGCATATCTTGTAGGTACAATTCTATTTTTAGGAATAACTCCACCATCTGCAAAGTTCATACGATTGTATCTGCCTAAATTATCAACATTAGGAAAAGTTAAAAATCTTGAAAAGAAATTACCAACTTTCGTCCCAAAACCAACTTTATTTGGATCTACAAAAGTTTCGGGTCTTCTACCTTTTTCAATATCAAGTATGCCTTCTAAAACTGATGTATTAAAACCTTCCTTTTCTAAAATATCGTCAACCTTTACATTAGGCATAACAACTGTTTTTACATTTGGCAAGACATCTTTAGCTAGAGGTGATTTTTGTGAGAAGTTTAATGGAATATCAGATTTCTTAGTAAAAATATCTCCTAAATTAAGACCTTGACCAAAATCTGTTCCTATTCTCTCAAGAAAACTAACCTGTTTATTTGTTGTCTTAGTAGCCTTTTCTTTTACAGGATTTATTATATTTTCAAATGATTTAGTTAATGGTTTCATTATTGCTCCTCTAACAAAAATTCTTGTCATTTCTCTAACAATATCTTGTGCAAATTTTCTAAAATTCATAGTTCCTGTTGTAATAAAATCAACAAGTGAATCTTCTATTTTCTTAAATGTATTTACAAAAAGATTTTGTATATCTTTAGTAACATCTGCAATATCAGTTACATATTTAGAAAAAATCTGTTTTGATTTTGCTGTTGCATCCTCAGTTAATTTTGGTAAACCTTTAACTCCAGACGTATCATCTTCTTGCCCTTCAATAGCTTCTGGGCCAACTTGAATCTTTCTAAATCTCTTTATATCTTTCTCATAATTAATAATAAGATCGTCAATACCTTTTTGTATAATTTTACCTACAGCCTCAAAATCTTGCTTAACAAAAACTTGAAATATAATTTTACCTAAATCAACTAAAGTTCTTGCTAAAGTTCTTACAAGAACAACTGTAGAAAGTAAGAAACCACCAAATGCTTTAAAACTAAAAATAAGAATCTTCATTGCTTCCTCATTTTCTTGGATTCCAATAAGAATATCTGAAAATGTACCTTGTAAAGCAGCACCAATAGGAATAATAGATTTACCAATCTCTATTGAAAAATTGTTAAATTGTGTTTTTAATCTTTCGCCCGCATCTGCTGATGAATTAGCAACTTTTTCTGCTGTTGTTGCAAAATCTTTATTTAACTTTTCAGCAAATTTAATAACTTGATCTAATCCAACTGTTCCATCTCTCAAGTCTTTTTGTAATTTCTGCAAACTACTACCATTTGCTTCTGCAAATTTTACAACCGCACCCGCCAAACGCTCGCCCAGCTGCCCCTGCAGCTCTTCTGCCGATACCTTACCTTTACCGAATATCTGACTCATTGCTCTTATGGCTGATTGCACATCTTCTGCATTACCACCAGTAGCTTTAATTGAATTAGAAACACCAGTAAAAACTTCTTCTGCATCTTCAATAGTTCCACCCGCACCAACAACAGAAGCAGCTAAAGTTGTAAATTGTTTGGTTGATGCACCTATGGGTACATTTAACCTCTTAGAAGTTTTAGAAATTATTTCTAAACCTTTTTGAAAATCTGCTTCTGTTTTAACTGCACCTCTCAATGCTATTTCTAATTTCTGAACTTGTGAAGCTGATTGAGCTGCTTGCCTAGCAAACTGAACTCCACCCGCTACGGCTGTAATACCAGCACCAATAGTTGCACCAGCAAGTGCACCACCTATCGCACTTCCTCCTGCTGCTTTACTAGCAGCGGCTCCTGCACTAGCTAATCCAGAAATAGCTGGAGGTATTCCTAATTGACTTCCAATAATTGCACCAGCACCTCCAATGGCTGCTACTCCTCCAGCTCCAAATCCACCAAACTTTTGTTTTTTTGATGTATTTGTTAATGCTTGTAATTTTGCTCGTAATCTATCTGCTTCTGCTCCAAAAGCTTTATAAGCTTTTCCACCAATAACAACATTATTCTGTAATTCTTTTAGTGCTGCTATTTGTTTTTTAAATATATTTACACTTCGTTCAGAAGTACCATTAGCATTTTTAAATCTTGTGTCGAATTTTGTTATTTCTTTAATTGTGTCTTTTAATTTTTTAGGTGTGAAAGAAAGACTTTTATTAAATTTACCAAAAGTATCTCTTACAGCACTTAACTTCCCAAAACCTACAAGTTCTAATTCTATTACTTCTTTATTTACATTTTGAGCCACTATTTTTTCTCCTTATTAATTTCACTAAGAGCTACAGATTCCATAAGTTGTAAGCCCTCTAACATCTCTTGTCGGTTGTTTACATTGTATAGGTCAAATAGTCCACCAGCAAGCAGTAAGACTTCATATTTCAATCCTACTACACCTCCAAAAGACATAGACCATTGTGTATTCATTCTTAAAAACATCATAACAATATCCCAGTTTTCTTCCATAACTTCAAACTCATCTTTTTCTTCTGGTTGCTTCTTTATCTGAATACCTAAAACTTCTGCATCTTTATCGGTTTCATCTATAACTTGTTTGCTACCCGAAGCCCAATATAAAGTAGCATCAGTTAGTTTTTTGCTTGTGCATTACTATAAAAATCTTTAAACGCATCTAATACACCTGCAACAAAATCTGTATCTTCTGCAAATTCTTTCAAAACTGCTTGCGTAAATTCAACAGGTGTTCCATCTTCTTCATTTACATCCTCCCAACCTACTAAAACTTTTTGTAAAGCATCATACTCAGTTGCTTCTTCAAAGTTATTAAGTTCAGACCTTGATAAACGATTAAATTTACCTGTAAATTTCGTAGTTTCAAACTCGCCTACTTTTGTTGTGGATGGTGTTTGTACTTTTACAGGCCAAGAGTAGACCTTAGTTTTTTTTCTTACAAAAGGCATAAATTGAAATATATACTTCTACACTCTACCTCAGTAGTCAATACTTAGTAAGTATCTATGTATAAGTTATGGTTAACTCATCATTTTGGCTAGTTGGCACTAATGTATAAGGAATCTCTAACATTTGAATCCCATCCTGTTCTCCATAAGCAACATCACCAATATCAGCTTTTGTAGATGATACTGTTACTTTATTGCCCGCAGTTGTTCCATGCAAGAAAGTAAGATTTCCTGTTGTTTCAGCAAGAGCAGCCGCAAAATAGTCTTTTGTACCAAGTGCCATAGCTTCTATTGATACTGAGCCTGTAATATTTCTATTTGTCAAAAGTGTTTCTTGTGTACCACCAACTAATTCACGATAAACTAACTCATTACCTATATCCATTGAAATAGATTGTAAGGCTGCTGAATGAGATAACAACTGAAAACCTGTTGTATTACCTTGCTTAAATATTAATGGTGTTGCTTGATCTCCATAAGTAACGGTAGGTAAAGCTGTGTCTGTTGGAGGGATATATATGCCTTGGAAAGTAAAGTCGATAGTAGGTATCTCACCCACAGATCCATTAATGACAAAGCTACCTCTAGCTCCAACGACTTTATGCCTAACGCCATCTGTATTGTAGTGAATAGTAACTGATGAAAAACTTGTAGAAACTGGTGCGTAAGTAACAGAAGCACCTGAGCTTACAGTCTCACTAAAGCCACAGGCTTTAAGTGCATCTCCATACCTCGGTGCAGTTCCCGCTGCTCCACTTCCTGCAAGCTCTACGCTGAAAGTTACCTCTACATTCGTATTAGCTAAGAGTTGTTGAAACGCACCTAAGAAAGGTCTTACAACATCTCTACTTACAACATCACTTGATTGTGGAGTAATGCTTAGATCTCTTACAAGAACAGCATCAGCAGCAACTATACCTGGATCTGATCCATAGCTTGATTCTGCTTCAATCAGAATTACTCTCTTTCTTGTCAGTAGTGCCATCTTTTGTTACCTCAGTAGGGGGTTCTGCGTTTTTTGTTTGTTGTACTAGCTTTTTCTTGCCAGTTTTGGGGTCTAGTAGGTAAGTACCGCCCTCAGTTGGATTTTCATTTTCCATATTAAACAATAAGGGTTGTTAGGGTCACAATTTTGTTTATTCATTGTGATAAGTCATCATAACTCGATCTGTAATCTATTTCAAAATCACAAAATACAACACCTGCGGGTTGATCTGCTTCAATAGCTTCAAACGTGACAGTTGAAGGTCTTACGTCTATTGCTAATCCACCTAAAGTAGGATCGCTTACAATTTTAGTATGCAAACTTTCAATCGTAGGATCTGCTGAAGTATCTGGTGTTGATGATCTTACAACAACTACAATTCTTACTCTTAATGTCCAATCTAATTTCAAGTATGTAGCACTATTTACAGTTGGCTGATCTGTTACAAACTCAACCACTAGGCTTGGCGATTCAGCCCTTGTCATTGGTTCTACTCTACTTCTATATATGCGAGTTCCTACACCAGTTGTACCTGTTAAATTTGTTTTTATTTTTGCTAATATTTGCTCTCTTTTACTTGTCATTTTATACCTTCATTAAAGAAACAATACATAAATTACCATCATCAATTTTTCTTGTGCTTCTTACTTTATAAGCAATATCATTAATTTTAATATCATCATCAAAAACTAAATTAGATAAATCACTAGATTTAGCTGTTAATTGATAATCAGTTGTTAAAACTCTATCGTCTGCAACTATTTCATCAGGTTCATCTAAGATACCTTTATAAAAATCGCCATTAAAAAAAACGGTATCTGAAAAATCAATAAAAAATGCACTTAAGTCTTCAGTAAAAGCCATAATAAAAAGCCCCATATGGGGCTATATTTTAACCGTATTTTTTAGCTGCAACTAATGAGATCCCATATACAAAAACAGGTGATGAGCCACCAACTGTTTGTACGATTTTGATAAATCTCTTGCACTCATCTTTGTTTACTTCAAGAGTTTGTGCTGATGCTGATGTTGTTACTTGAGTAAACGTAGCACCAGACAAGTCTCCATAAGAACCACCTGATGTATCAGAATCTTGAACTTTAATATCTAAAGTCGGTGATGAGCCTGTACCCGCAGCACAGTTAAGAACTAGCAGAACATCTCCATCAAATTCTTTTAAATCAATGGCACTTGATGTTGCTGTTGCTGTTACAGAGGCAGAAGCTACTGCTGCTGTAATATCTAGTTTTTCTAAATTTTGTTGAATAATAGCCACTTTAAGTCTCCTCTTTTTTAGGGGTAGGTTTTTTCTTTGCTTTTGGCTTTGGCTTCTCTACATATTCGATTGCCTTGCCACTAAGAATAAGCATACGAGCAACATTATCTTCTACTTCTATAGAAGAGCCGACACTCGTAGGAGTGCCAGCTATCATTGTTGATCTTATTAACTCAACTTTCATGTTATGTTGCGAAACAGAAAGCAGTTGGTTGCTTAATAGCAAAATCTACATCTTGTAAAGCCACAATCTTAACTGTGCCACTACCCGCCTTTGTGATTGTGTCTACTGTTAAATCTAAACCACTCCACATTCCAATACAGAACTGGCTGAAGTCACCGAATAACGCATCGTTGTTAGCAAGTTGGTTAGAAACAATAACTGGATAGCCATTAATTTCATTGTTTTCAAAAACGAAATTAGCAGTTGATGTGCTTGTCTTTTCTGTTGACTTTAAAGCACCTCTAGCAGATGAGTTAATGATATAGAACATATTTGCTACATCAGCATTTGCTGCGGCAACATCTGTTTCCATACCGATATACTCAGCAAAAGTACCAAAACTAGTTAAAGATTGTGTACCAACACCTGTTGTATCTTTAATGCCTAAAGGTTGGTTTGAAGAACCTGTACCATAGATAGCTGCGTTATCTAATTTAGTAGCAATTACGCGAGCTATATCGTCTCTAATCATAGATTCAACATCTATAGATGACTGCAATAACAAGCGTCTTGTGAACTCAACAACACCACCAACTGTCTTAGGTGTCATGTTGACTTGATCAAAAGCTTGCTGTGATTCTGTTGGTTCTGCACCTTCTCCAACAAAGAATCCAGAGGCACTTTGAGTCATTCTAGGAATTGCAATATTTCCTGATAATCCAGTCAACATAGTAGGATTCGCAGCCATAACAGCCATTCTCTTACGAAGAATATCGATAAAAGAACCAGACAATAAATCAGTTGGAACTAAGTTACCACCCGCAGTTGCACTACCAACATTCAAATCTCTTTGTAAAACTTCGTTAGGAACTAAAATACCATTTGCTGGCTTGTCATAACGCTTAGATGCTTCGTCTGAAACTTCTCTTTCAAATGCAGCAGCTTCTTGTGCTGATCTGTCATTTGGATTTGCTAGTGCATTTAAAGCTCTTAAGAAAGAAAACTTTTTAACTTCTTTTGGTTCTAAACCAACTTCATTAGTTGTCATGTCTGTTGAACGAATAGGGGTATTATTGACCTCTGCCTTGTTTTTAACAAGATCGAGGATAGCTGCTCTTGCTTCAACAACAGATTTGTTGCCTTTAATTAGAGTTTCAGCTATGTCTTCTGCTCCATACTCTCCAAATTCACGACATAAAGAAGTGATAGATGCTGTACGAGCGTTGTTTTCATCAATAGCACGTTGAACTTCGGCTTTGATGTCGATTTCAACGGATTTCTCCGCTTCAACCTGAGTTTCTTTGATTGGTTCTTCCATAATACGAACAGAGGGTGATGCGGAATCATCCGCAGAATTAATCTCCTTAATAGGTGACTTATCTTCCATAGTAATACTATTACCTTGTGAGGGTGTAATCAAGCTTCTACCAAAGCCTATTGTTGGATCTGCTGGCACAGTTACAACTGACAATTCGTGTACAGACCATGACCTTGCGAGCATACCTTCTTCAGTCTCATCAATATCATTTATAGAATATCCAAAACTAATGCCTCGGATAATTCCATCTTTAACATCTTCTAAGATTTCGGATGCAAACTTGCTCCTTGAGAAACGAATCTTTGCATAACCACGTTTGTCTTCTCCAATATATGCAGACTCAACTACACCTATTGGTTTGTCCATATTGTGATTAAACAAAACTGCACCGCCATCATTCAGTCTTGAAAGATCAGCAGCACCACGTTCATGTGAGAGTATTTCTTTCCCGAAATAACGAGTTACTGGGTACTCAGAACTGAAAGGAAATTCAAATGTTCTTGATTTTACATTTTTAAAATCAGTAACTTCTTTTCTTTCCAATTTGTCATCAGACTCTATTGTTCTGATAGCTGCGATCTTAGTCAAAGTAGAAAACTTATGACCAACCTTACGATCTGTAGCCTCACCATTCCTATATAAAGTAATGAGTGCAGCGGGATCTTCTGCTGTTCCTGTAATAGTAAAGGAACTATCTGGTACATCTATTGATCCATCTCTTACAATGCGATCAATTTTACCTCTAGCTGTACCACCACTAGAGTTCCACCTGACAAAATCACCGACCTTCAAACCATCAGGTTCGGCTCTTTTCTCAACTGTTTTAGATTCAGTCATAGATTTTTCGTTAGTAGCGGGTTCAAACTTGATGGGATCAAATTCGTTTCTATCAAGCCAAGATTTAGCTTGGGAGACAGAATATTCAGACAGTCTGAATCTTATTGATTGAAGTTCAGCACCCTCTTCATTATTCTTTATACCAAAAATAAAGTCTACCCCTTGTGAACCTTCATTGTTTGACCGCCTAAATGTATCATATTGTTCTGGATTTGTAATAGTAGCTGCGTGTTCGTTTGGATATGGTCTTGCAAGTTCTATTGGTTCTGCCCTTTCTCTAGCTTTCTTAATAGCAGAAGCTTTACCTCTACTCCAACTAAAGCCCGCATCACCTCCCCAGGCTGCCCATGCGACCCTGCCTTTTGATGGATATCCCTTTTCACCAGGACTAAAACCTTCTGCTTTTTTGTCAACCTCATGCCTACTAAAGAAACTAAACATCCTTACTACAACATCTGGTGAAAGCTCTGAACCACTTAATATTTGAGTCGCTCTAACTGCTGCAACTTGTGTGCCACCTGCTCTACCTTCTTTTTTCCAATCTTTATATCTTTGTGCTTCCGTTTTCATCCCATCTGTAGGTTTGAGATTAATCTCAGTTCCGCTTACATTTGCCATGATTACTTAGTTTTTTTGCGTGTTTTCTTAGCTCTTGTTGGTTGTACTGTAGGTAAATCAAGTTCTAATTGACCTACCTCTACCTCAAGATCAAGATCTTTATCTAATGTAACCCCTAACTCTTTAGCAACTTCCTGTTCTCTTGATATTTCTGAAATAATATCGTCATAATCGCCACCATTTGTAGCAGCTATAACTTGTGCCTTACTCATGTAACCCGCTTGTTCTGCTTCTCTAAAAGCTTTTACTTCCTTTAAAGGATCAACGTAGTGTTGTGCGGGAGGAGTCCATCTTGGTTTTACATATCTTTCTGGTCTTAATGCAAAATCATCAAAATCTAATTCCCCTACAAGAACAGCTAATTTTATCCATTCTTTAAATACTCTTAGATGTAAATTATTTATCAAATATTTTTGACAAAACTTCCAATGTTCTCTGTCTTCTAAAAGACTTAATCTTGAACTTGAATAATTAGTCTCACTAAAATCTTTACTTATAGTTTCAAAACTACAACCTATTCCTGTTGCAAAACGTCTTATCTTATTTTTTACAAACATCTCATACTGCTGAGATGGATAGTCTATATCTGGAATGTTAATACTTTCATTTGGTGCTAGATAACGAAACTCACCAGGCGAGAAAGATTGTATCCTTTGATTATTTTGTACTTCATCGCCTATTAACTCACCTTGATCGTTTTGTATAAATCCCATAATACTTGCACCCGCCCTAGCTCTAATGACAGCTGCTTCTTCATAACCTTCTAATTGATGCATATCAGCCATTACACTATGAAACCAAGGCACACCACGATTCTGGCCTGGCCTTTCTGGAAGGTATAGGTGGATGATGTCATCTGCATTTATAAAAATATGCAACTTTTGATTATTTGAATAATCTAAGTAATAAGCATCTCCTGGATGTTTAGTAAGAATGGCATAACGTACTGGCCTTCCCCACTCATCAATTTCCACTCCGTTTCGCCATTCATTCTTAATTTTTAAAGTTTTACCTGTATATTCTTCATCTAATAAATCTGACTCTATTAACTGTAAAGCAAGAGGTACTTTTGAGTTTCCAAACTGTTGCCTAACTATCCTAAATATTGCCTCACCTGACTCGCATAAAGCACCCGCTGCTAACCACTCAAACTCATGAAATCCATATCTTCCCGCACAATCACAACTATTAGCACCAGACCATTCAGCCCATTTTTGCTCTATAAGATTATTTATTCTTTGATCTCTTCTATTACCTCTAATCTGTAACACCCTTGATTGAAACTTCATACCAGTTCCAACAATATTTATTTGAGTAGTTCTCTTGGCTTGTCTTGCGTAAGGATTATTTCTTACAAGTTCCCTTGATCTATCTCTTAGTTTCCTAAGACTGTTTCTAATCTCTGCATCAGCACTAAGCTGACTTGCCATCCAATCAGATGTAAGCCTAGAAACTAATGCTCCTTGATAAGCTCTTATGTTTTTTAGTGGATTAGCTTTTTCACCAAAACCTAAAACTCGTTTTACTGCACTAGCAATGTTTGATCTAATACCCATTAGAATGACCTATCGAAACGTACAAAAGTTGTTCTTGGATTTCCAAGACCATTATCAATTATTTCAGCTTGTTTTGCTCTAATTAACTCAGCTTTTAATTCACCTTTAAGTAATCTTAATTCTGTTAATTCATATTTTTTTGCTGTTCTAGTTCCTATCTTATATTCTTGTATCGCACCACCACTAATAATATTTCTTATAGCTGTTTCAATAGTTTCTAAGTCTTTTTCTATTTGTAATCTGCCATCAAAATTTAAAGGAGTTCCAGAATAAACTAAAGAAGCAATAACTTCAAAAGTTCCTGATAATATAGTTTGTTTTTCTGCTCCTGATTTTTCAGCAACCGCTTGATAATACCAATCTCCTGGCGGAAAAGTTTGTGTAACATTACTTGCAATAGTAAATTCAAAACCATCACTATGAACAGAACTATTGATAGTTGCACCAATAGGCCCTGAGTTTGTTCTTAAATAATATTTAACAGACCAATCTGGACTTGAAATACTATTTCCAAAGACATCCGTTGTTGAAGGAATCCTCCATTGAACGTAATCTCCTTGTCTAAATTTAGAAGGAATAGGCACAATTAATCACCAATTAGAGACAAAATTCGACTTTTTAGTCGATTTAGGACGATTTAAGTCTATCTTAGCTTCCTTAACAGGCTCATTAGGGTAAATTTTTCTTTCAAACTGATCAAATATAGTTCTACGATCATATTTTTGTAATAATCGCTGATATGCAGCCCATGAATAAACCATTTCATCTAAGGCTTCATTTCTGGCAGAGCTTTTTTTGACCCATACACGTTCTTGATAACCATTCTTATATTTAAGTACTTGTCGCTCTGCTGTAAGCTCTTCAAAATAATCAGGTGTGATTGTTGGATAAAAATGTATATACCCCTCACCAATTTCTGCATCTTTTAATTTATTACTAAGAGTTGTTTTGATAACATCTACTCCTACAGGAAATAATTGCACTCCTTTTTTTAATGCTTTACCAGAAAAGTTTATATCAACCTTACTAGGCTTACCCAAAGCGGGTTTACCTTTTTGACCGACACCTTTAATACCAATTAATCCAATATGTGATCGTTCTCTGACATACTGATATACCTCATGGGTAAAGTGACCACCTGTATCAATCGCTGCACTTTCTATTTTTATCTCCTTCCCATCTTCATTTATAAATTTACCTAGTAATATCTCATCTAATTGTTTCCAAACGTCTGCCCTTGATGGTGAGCCATAAATAACTTGTCTATCAATTAAAAACATCTCTTCATTACGACCAAAACCAAAAACCGACATACTTAATCTGTCATCTTGTGTATCAATACCCGCAGTTAAAAACAAAACTTCTTTTGGTGGGGTTGCTCTCTCATATTTAGCTTCTGCTGCCCTAGTCATTAAAGCGTCAGCACCAACCTTTGCTTGATATTGATCCTCCCATGTCTCACCTAAAATAGTATTAATCCACGTTTTTAACTGTTCTGGATCATCTTTACTTTCTAAAAACTCCTCTACTAAATTAGGCCAACTTGCATTAGGTGAATATGAATATGCAGCCCATATATGAAAACCAACGTGTTTTGATTTGCCTGGTGCAGTTGCTCGCCATTCTCCACGTTCTACCATATATCTTTTCTTTGTATCTGGAATCAAATGATTACATGACTCACATTTGTATCTAACAGTATCGGGATCATCATTTTGCCATGTAAATTGTGACCATCTTAAATATTGCATATGACCACACTCAGGACATGGACAGTAATATCTCATCTGATTTGTCTGTAAAAACATTCTCTCTATACGAGAAAAATCTTTGATGGTAGGTGTAGAACCAGAAACTATTTTGCGATTCCAGTAATATTCTGTTCTTCTTATACCAAGCTTAATTTGATCTCCTTCAGTACCCGCACCGCCTAATGGATAACCATCAACCTCGTCAAAAAGTACAACTCTACGACTAACTCTTCTAAATCCTCTCGGTGAGTTTGCACCAACTAAAGATAATGTTCCACCAGGGAAATTTTTCTGTAGCAATGTATTAGATCCATCTTTTGCTTTCGGATCACTCACTAACCCTTGTAAACAAGGTGTGTCTCGCAACATTGGAGCGACCTCTTCTTTTGAGTAACCAGTCGCGTCCTCAATCGTAGGCTGTACGACCATTATGGGGCAGGAGTCCTGGTGTATATGATATGCAATTATATGATTCAAAATCTTTGTATATCCAACCCTAGCTGATTTCATAACTGTCACCTGTTCTATATCAGGATCAGTTATTGCATCCATAATTCCTTTCTGATATGGCAATGTCCTCCACCTACCACCTTCGGCTGAACTTTCTGTAGATAAATAAGCATATTGATCTGCCCAATCACTAAGACCAAGCTTCTCAGGAGGTTTAAAACTATTAAATGCAGTTTTTTCTAGTAATAAAAGATTACTCATGCAGCAGATAATTCTTCTAATGCTTCTCTAACAATGTCATCTATACAACTAACTGCATTTGTATCTAAATCAGGTAATCTTTGTTTTGCTTTAGATGATATTCCTAATAGTTTTGTTCTTGCTGTTGTAATAATCTCAGTCCACTTAAGTTGCACTTCTTGCATCGAAACAAGTGAGTCTTCTTTTTGTTTACGCTCTAACTCTAATAATTCTGCTTTTAGATGTTCTGTCCTTGCTTTACTCTCCTCATATTCTGGTATTGCATCTTTTGTAGAAGAATATTTTTTCTTTTTAGGTGATGTTGATGTTGTAGGCAAAACTGCATTATTTTTCATTCTGCGATATTGTCCATTCTTTTTCATCTCAGCAACCATAGTGTCGCTATTAATAACGATATTTCCTTGACTATCCTCCATAGCAGTCAAACGACCTTGCTTTATAGCCATATAAACCGCTTGTATAGTTATTCCCATCTTCTCTGCTGCTTCTTTTCTGGTGATAAGAGACATTTGTAAATTAGATAATACGCTTATTATTTACAATAGCGTAATTGTTTATATATGGTATAATACCGCACTACGATTAAGGTTACAAAAATATAAAAATGTGATTTGTTAAGCCATGTAAATTCTATTTACACGAAATGCCTAGAAAAATTTTGGGCTATGAAATTACC